TCGCCGACGTGCATCGGCAGTTGATCACCTGTGCCGGAGATCCGCTCGGATCGCCCGGAAACTTGAGCGTCTCACCCCCTACCACGAAGGCCTCCTCGTGTCGGACGGTCTGGCCGTCGGCCTCCATGTGGTCCGGCCGGGTGATGTCGTCCAGGGTGGTGATCCACGTCTTCCTGGTCTGGACGCCCTGGGCCGCCAGGTCCTCACGGACTACGTGGCCTCCCGCATTGTATGCCCCGACGGTCTCTGTGCGGGCGATGACCCTGGCCCGACCTGGGGAGGCCTCCCGGAACAATGCCCGTACGGCCTTGACCAGGTCGGCCGGCTTGGCCCCCTCGCGCATGCCCCCGGCCAGAACCCGATGGACCCTGTGGCGCATGTAGGCGTTCGGGGCGCGCTCCGAGGCCCAGTATTCGATGCCCTTCTCTTTTACCAGCCAGTGGGCAGCATGGGGATTGGTCAGCGCGAACGATCCGCGTAGGCCGAGCCGCTCGTGGAGCGCCTGGCCTCCACGCTTGAGAGCCTTCTCAACGAACGGCATGGCCGCGTTCCGCATGCGGCGAGCCTCATAGTTGACCGGAAAGGCCGCATCTACCAGGTCCTGTATCGAACTCTTGAAGACCACCGAGTCCCAGGGCCAGGAGCACATCCTGGACACGGTTTCGCCTCTCAGGAGTCTCTCCAGCCGGTTGGCGACGCGCTCTCCCTGGCCCAAGAGAAACACGCGCATGACCGGAGTCATCTCTCGTTCCAGGCCCGCCTGCTCGCTCCGAAACTGCTTTACGATCCAGGCCCGCAGGTTCGCTGAAGAACCGAAACTCAGTTGGTATCCCATTCTCCGAACCCGAACCGCGCTCGGCGGATGAACTCGGTCGTGCTCATGTGGTGATAGACATTGCCCTCGATGTGGCGCAGGTCGCGCCACCGATGCCGCGCGCGATTGCAAAGGAAGAACACGATGGCCGTGATGTTCCCGCGCTGAGCCGCCTCATACAGGGCATCCTCCACTACCCCGATCCGCGACATCAGCGCCTCTTCGACCTGGGCGTTGAAATCAGGATCCTCTCGCCGCCAGCGCCACAGCGTCTGCCGCGAGATCCCGGCCGCCTTGGCCGCCGCGTCCAGCATGGCGCCGCTCTCCAGCGAGGTCAGGATGGCACGCCTTTTTCTAGCCGTAACATTTGTCACGCGACCCATTGCCCCCTCCAGCCAGGGCCTCCACCTTGCGCAAGTATCGGCACACGGCCGATTCTGAAATGCCGACGCGCTTCCCGACCTGGGCCGCAGTCAGCCCTTCCCACCAATAGAGCGCCGCCACTCGCGCTACGCGCCGCACGTTCTTGTTCTTGAAGGCGCCCTTGAAACATGAGTTCCCCTCTTCGAGCGCGTCCAGGATCGCCCGCCGGCTCTCGATGATCCGTCGCCGCGGATCGAAACCATTGCCGTGAATATCGAGGCCGAGCAGCCTCTCCCCTCTCAGGGCACCCTGGGTTATCGAAGGAAGGATCCTCTCGACACGTTTGCACGGCTTGCCGGACTTCTCACAGGTCCGCCTCCGACAGGTGGAGCAGATGGAGGACATGAGGATCCACTCGACAGGTGGGAACAGTCCAGAAATTCCGGGAGATCTTGCGCCGACGCCGGGTCTTCCGGAGAGTGGCGGGTGCCAGGAGGCGGTTATCCTCCGCCTCTCTTCGGCATGTGGGAGGAAGGGCGCGGACGAGCCGGATGAGATCCTCGTCCGCGCAGCCATACAGCCGATAGTCGTGCGGAAGACCCAGCGCGACGCAGGTGCGGTCCACAATGGCAGCTTGGCGACTGCCGATGTATTCCAGGAGTAACTTCCTCCTCACGCCGCAGTTCCGCGCCTCCAGGCACCCCTAGCATAGGCCGCCTGTCCTCCTATATCAAGTCCCTTGAACGAGTTTGGAGCAATCTGAACCGTTTTGACTCATTTTGACACACAGTCCGACTTCGGCGGGAACACCAGGTCAGGACATCTTCGGCGAGATACCGGCCTCGAAGGACCGGGCGGGGAAACCTGTGCGTCTTGCGGAGACGGTAGAGGGTCGAGCGGCTACATCGGAGGAGCCGACAGACCTCCAGGGTGGTCAAGGTGGTCAGGACATCCATCCGGCATATCTCTGGCCTCCCGGCGCCTCTATTTTACCACAAGACTCGACTTTTTTCCCACATAGCAGGCCATGCACCGGCCCTCACAGTGCGAGATCCCCTCGAGGGGTTTTCCACAGTCCAGGCACCGAAGAGAAGTATTCTTCTTTCTCTTAATTCTTGTTCTGTGTCTCACTTTTTCGCCGTCCTTGTCTCGCTCGCTGTCTCGGTCTCCCTGGTAAAGTTCATAGTTAACAATACATAAGTGTCTCACACAGTGTCTCATTTGGAAGGCGATTTTGTCTCGCGCCTCCAGTCCCGCCAGGAACCGAGCCACTCTCATCTTGTCCCACCTCCACCTGGCCGCCAGGCCGCGCACCGTAAAGGCGAGCTCGCCGCGCTGGAGTCGCACCTTCCGTCCGCGAAATGAGACTGTGCACTCCTCATGCGCGGCGAGCATCACCAGGTCCAGCCACGCCTCCAGGGGACTCGCCGCCGCCCCCCGATTCCAATACCACAGGTCGCAGTCCCGGATCTTCCTCCAGATCTTGACATAGCCTCGGTGCACAACGCAGCCTTCAGCGCAGATGGCGCAGGACTAAACAGGTCAGACAGTCGCGGTGATTCCGCTTCACATCCCCATGATGGCGCAGCACGGCCCGGTATAGTTCCGGCGCCGCCCGAATCAACTCCGCCTCGGAGCGCGACATGATCCCCCGACAGATTTCCCTTTTCGTGCCGTCGGGTTCCTTCTCGTAGACGAAATAGCCCGAACTCGGCCGCACCCCCAGTTTCCAACCATTCATTCAGGTGCTCCTTCCTCACGGAAGTTTCTGGAGTATGGCACCCAACTTCAGCACGACCTGGCCGACCACCATCGAACTATCTCCTCTCTTCGATCTCTTCTCTGTCGATCACGCGCTGTTCCGCGCCGGAGTTCACGTAGTAATGCTCACCTATCAGCCGCTCTTGCCGGACAGTGATCCAGCGCCGGAGTTTCCGATCGTACAGGTCCCCGGTTTCCTCATCCCGCCAGTAGCGCTGCATCTCACTTCCCCCTCTTGATCTGCTTGTCGAGCACGACCTGTGCAGCGAGCGGGTCGGCTACCAACTCCCTGATCCGCTCCAGGCCCTGGGCGAGATCTCCCGGGTCCATCTCGCCCAACCGCGTCTCCGAATAGGTCCCGAAGACCTCCTTGAGCAGGGCCAGCCGCATCAGTCGGTCCTGTCGCGCAGTCCCCGGATAGCCGGCGTTGAGTTCTCCCTGGATCTCCTCCAGGAGCACCTGCTGCCGCCGGCGGCGGCTGGAGAAACTCTCGCCCTCCGGGCCGAAGATCTCCTCCGAAGTCGAACTGGTGTCCACCCCGAGTTGTTCTCCGCCCAGGTTGAGCGCCTTGATGTGCGGCAGGAAATCCTTGAAGGTCGGGTTGTCGAACGCCTTCCCGTCCAGGGACATCTCCCCGTCCATCCGCCGATCCTTCAGGACATGGCACCGGTGGATCACCTTGGCCCCGATCTTTCCCTGCCGTCCGTCCGTCTCCCGGACCCGCTCCATCTCCAGGACCAGGGAGGGTTCGTACCCGAACTCCCCCTCCACGCGCATCCTAGTCCCCACCTTGATCAGATCCTTGTGGCCGTCCGCGTCCTCCTCCATGTCGTATTCCCAGGCCGCCCGGCCGCAGGCGATGATGTGAAGCCGCGAGTTCACGAAGAGATCCGAGAACCGCCGCCACTCCGCCTTGATCGGCTGCCAGTGGTGGAAGGGGATCCGCGTTCCAAGATGGTGGGCCCGCCGGTAGGCGTCCACCATCTCGGTCCAGAAGTGACTGATCGAATCGATGATCAGGATCTCGCAGGTCCGCTCCGCCTCCTGGATCCCGGCCAGGAGGTCCTTGAACGCGCGAGTCTTCCCCACCTGTAGTTTGACCCGCGCCTTCCGGAACCTGGGGATCGCCCAGTCCGACCCCGTCTCCGTGTCCAGGAAGGCCACCGGCTTCCTGGACTTGATCAGCCGGTGCAGGCCCAGGGCGATCTCGACTGCCGTATAGGTCTTGCCCGAGCCCTGGAAGCCCAGGATCCCGGCCTTCAGATACGCCGTCGTGCTCTTGGCCGCCTTGAAGATGCTCATTTCCGTGCCTCCTCCGTATTGATCCGCACCTCCTCTGCGTGGTTCCGCTCGCGGATTCGCTCCATCTCCTCCGCCCACGCCTGCGGATAGCACTTCGAACAAAAGATCAACTCGTCCATCGTCAGACGCTCCTCGGGCGGGAGCGGACGTCCGCACTCCTCGCAGGCGTTCTCGTAGCACTCGTTGCAGATCGGGCCCGACCGGTGCGTCCGCAGACCGTCATAGATCGAGAACTCATCTCGATCTCCCGGCTGACGGCCGCACAACTCACAGGTGCGGTCATCCAGCCAGCAGTCGCATTCCTCCCACTCTCCAAGTTCCCAATACAGCCACGCCCCGCAGTCCGGACATCTGCGCCTAAACATCTCTCACCTCCTGCGACAGAAACGGCGCGCCGCGCATGGTGGAACCAGGAAGGCCCACACGCGACGCGCCGCCTGTCCGATCGTCCTGTCCCTGGTTCCGTTCATCTCTACTTCCTCAGCCGCTTGAGGAGTCTCCTGAGCGCCGCCCGATATCGCTCGGTCTGAGGCGCCTCCCTCGCCTCCGCAAAAAACACTCGGCAGCGCTCAGGAGCGAGCCGCCGATCCCGCCTCCCGCACGAACTCATCCGCGTCTCTCCGAAGCGCCTCCAGCAGCACGAACCTCAGCGCGTCCGACTCCGATCGCCCCAGGGCCCGCGCCAGGCGTCTCAGTCCCCTCCGTTCCCCCGGATACAGCCGAACCGTGAAAGGCTTTCGCGTCCTTGCCATCCGTCCCTCCGTGTGGTATGCTTCCAGCATCGAACCGCCTACATCCGAGGTGCAGTATAGTGCATTTATCCGATGCTGTCAAGCAAAAAATCCGATTCCCAGCCACCAGGTCCACAACTCTTTGAGCCATGCCGAGATACGAGCGACACGAAGTTATGACAATATCGGACAGATTGCAAGAACTTGCCAACCACGTGGGTTCAGACGCCGAATTGGCGCGCAGGGCGGGTATTCAAGACTCCACCATCCGAAGGGCTATAGCACGGAAAGGAGGCATCTCGGCGAGAACAGCGGCAGCCGTCATAAAGGCGACGGGCTGCCGGGAGGCCTGGCTACTTCATGGCGAAGGTCCCATGTTCCCTGAGGAACCTCTCGCTGTACGAGAGAACTCCGACCTGGGCGAGGAACTGGCGCGCGAGCGTGCCGCCGCTGAGTATTGGAAGAAAATCGCGCTTCGGTACAGGAGAGCCTTCGAACGTCTCAGGGATCTCAAAAAGGAGTCCCCACCATGATTGCCGAGATCGGGATTGTCATCTGCATCTACGTCATCACCAGGGCGATATCCTTTCTCACCCGCAAGAAGGATCGCGCAGAGCACAGAGCCGTCAAAGGATTCTCCATTCTGACCATCGTAGTTGCGGGCCTCGTGCTCACCGACCTCATCCTTCGCGGGTTCAGCGCTGACTGATATGACCCGCGCGGCGATCTACGTCCGCGTCTCCACCGAAGAGCAGGCCAAGGGTGAGAGCCTCTCCATGCAGGAAGAGCGCTGCCGCGCCTGGGCCATCGGGAAGGGCGTCCAGGTCGTCCGCGTCTATCGGGACGAAGGCTACTCCGCGAAGGACATGAAGCGGCCCGGACTCCAGGCCCTCCTCCGCGAGATGGCCGCCGGCGAATTCGACATCATCGTGGTTTACAAGATCGACCGGCTCAGCCGCTCCGTCCGGGACTTTTACAACTTCCTCGCCCGCGCCGAGGAGTTCGATGTCTGTATCGCCTCGGCCACACAGCACATTGACACCTCCACCCCCGGCGGCCGGCTCCTCCGGGCCATGCTCATGGCCGTGGCCGAGTTCGAGCGCGACATGATCTCCGACCGGGTCCGGGACGGAATGCGGGCCCGGGCCCAGCGCGGCCTGTGGTGTGGAGGCCGCGTCCCCCTGGGCTATCGCCTCCGGCCAGGCGGCCATGGCCTGGAGCCGGATCCTAAAACTGCCCCCCTGGTCAGGCTGTTGTATGACCTCTACAACAGCGGTCTCAGTTCGGACCGGATCGTAGAGGAACTGCGCTCCAGGGGTCACCGCGTCACGAAACGCCAGGTCCTCCTGGCCCTTCGGAACCCGGTCTATCTCGGCCGCCAGGTCTGGGCTGGCAAGGTCTTCCCCTGCAACCATCCTGGAATCGTGTCCGAGAACGCATTTCAGGCCGCCCAGGAGCGTCTTTCTCGCAACGCCCGGCCTGGAGGCCCCAGGGACACCGAGAAGGCCTTCTATCGCTATCTATTGGACGGGAAGGTGCGCTGCGGCCTCTGCGGCCGGCACATGACCACCAGCACTGCCCGGAGCCGAGGCAGGAGGTATTTCTACTATCGCTGCGTCGGAGAGACCAAGGCGGAGGGCTGCCCTCAGAAGCCGCTCGCTGCCCCTGCCCTGGACGGCTTTGTGGTGGAACGACTCCTCGAACTGCCGCAGCACCGGGATCTCCTCCGCCAAGCGGCCCAGGATGCCAGGCGAAGCGCGGATCGGGGTCTCAGTCGGCTCAAGGATCGCCTGGCGCTCAGTCAGCGCGAACTCAAGGAGGCGATGAATCGTCTCGGCCACCTGATGGACATGGCCTCGGCCGGCCGGGTGAACGATGAGAACAAGCCTGAATGGAATGCGGAGGTAGCCAGGTGGAGGAGGGTGCGGGACAAGGCCCAGGACAGGATTCAGGCCCTCACCGATGAGATTGCGGAACTCAGCCAGCGCTCAGAAGCCGACGCGAACCTGGAGGACCTGGTTCAGGCGGTGGAGGAACATTTGAAGCATGGCGACTCGGAGGAACGGCGGGCCTGTCTTCAGGCGATAGTTCGCAGAGTAGTCGTGCACACGGATCGGATAGACCTGTCCCTGTGGCTAGAAAAAGAACCTTCGAGCGCTCCGCGTCCCGGCGGTTCGCCCGAAGGTCACTTTTGGCGACCCCGAGGGGACTCGAACCCCCAACATCCAGATCGACAGTCTGGCACTCTAACCAATTGAGTTACGGGGCCGCGCTCTAGAATGGGCGATGCCTGACTCGAACAGGCAACCTCTTGCTTGTAAGGCAAGCGCTCTAGCCCGTTGAGCTAATCGCCCACACCCGAAGATATATACCACGATCCCCAGGCTCAGTCAAACCGTCCCACGCCGCGCCGGGCCGGACGGCCCCGGACGGGGTCCGATTGCCCAGTGCGCCAGGGGCCATGCGCTTGCATCCCCGCGG